TGGCCTTCCAAAAATGCGCCACCTCAAAACTCCCCATATAGGCCCGCCGCGCATCCACCATCTCCTCTTGCACCACGTGATTCGCCGCACTGCCAAAAGCCAGCTTGATCGCCCCCACCGCCTGCGGCGTCTCCGTCATAAAAAATTCCATATCCTCCATCTTTTTCACCCCCGGCTCCGGCCAACAATGATATGGATCGATAAAATGGTCATACAGCTTCCCGTCCGGCCCAATCCCCGCCCGACTCACCGCCGCCCCGCTCATCGCCAGCGACGTCTTCAATACCTCCTCCGTCAGCTCCTCCAGCCGCAGCTCCTCCCACAACGGCCCCATGATAATTTGGCTCACCGCCTGCGCCTTGTCAATATCCCCCTTCTCCTCCGGCAAAAACACCGGCTTCGGCCGCCCGTCCGTCATCGATGCCAACACCCCGTCCGTCACCATCCACGCCAAACCAATCGGTAATTTCACATGCACCTTCAAATACCGCGCTCCCCCCTGCCCCTCGGAATTCTGCCAATAACCATAATTATTAGCCCACTCAGCCCGTACGGCGCTGTAATAATTCTCCGAAGCCGATTTCAAACCCTCCACCATGCTGATCAGCTTCTTGCCGCTCTCTTCGCCCCCGCTTCTCTTCCGTATTTTCTTCGTCTCATTTGTCATTTGATCTTTAACCGTTTATACCTAGGTTCGATTTACCAGGAAACATGAGCCAGTCGCCGTCATTTTGCAGTTCCTTGTGTGCCGCAACGCACCTGGCAAATCCGGGCAATTCGCACGGCATCAGGTCGACGATAGAACACCCACATTCCATTTCAGCGTCGCAAAGACCATCATAACCGTTTTCCCTCAGCCACGCCGCGCATATCGCATTAATCGAAAAAAATATTTTTGGCTTACGTTCGGAAGTCGCGCTTACATTCTTCTTCATGGTTGGCCTTTCTCACGGGCTTCTGCACGTCGGTGAACCGCATCGTTAGCCGGTTCAGGCAGCGGCGCCCAATGCGTTATTTTTTCCCAATCAAATTCCCACTCCCATTCACACCCTGAAAAGTTACATCCCCCCCACCAAGGGCCTGGATTTAAGGAATGTTCGAGAAATTCCATATCTGCTATTGCAGCAGTAACAATTTCACCATCTGTTATCAAACACTTTTGTTCATCCTCTGGTTTTTGTTCATCAAGGCTTATCCATTGAATCATCTTGTTGTCTTTTTCGCTTCCCTCTCTAAACCAACCCGCTTTGTTCATCTCTGCTTCATCTGCTATTTCAATGGAATCACTCTCTCTTGCCATCCATATAAAAATAGCTTTTTCCGTTTTTTTAAAGAACTCCGACAATATGAATGAATCGATTTGACGTTTACTCCTTATGATAAGAAGTGAATTCTCTTTTATTTCATCGAAATCGACTATCTCCACTAAATTTTTAATACCCTCGATTTCAATAATTGCTTTTTTAACAGGCGTTTTCTTCATTTTTAAAATCTCCCATTTGACCAAATCGTTAAATCATAAATCATTAATCTTACTGGTTTAAATTAGGCGTCTTACCAATATGCTTAAAACGTTCCTGGACTTTCTTGCCAGCCACAGACTTCATTGGCTTATTGCTGATTGCTTTACAGGTGCAACCTAAACAAATACCGCTTTCTGTAGCGCCGCCTTTCCCGCACTCAAGGCATTTTCTGTCCATGTCGATATTGATAGTCAGGTTCATCTTGTTTTCATTCTCAAATCCTTAATCCTAATCTCATATCACCTTTCCTCCCCAAACATCTCATCCACCTCCGCATCCTTCATCCCCCCATCCTTCGCCTCCCTCCGCCGCTTCCTTTCCATCGCCCCCTCTACACTCAAATCATAAAATTCCAAATCAAAGGCCGGATCCGTCAACTTTTTCAGTTTATCCAAAATTTCCTTTTGCCTTTTCATAATATCACTCATTGTCACAGCGATGGGATAATTATTCTTTTCAAATAATTTGTCCAAACCGTCTATTTTGTCGGCGAGACCATCGATCTTTTTCTGAATCTGCTCTACCTTATCCTCCGTCTCCAACTGATGCACGAAAATTAAATCAAAAAAATTATCCAGCCTTTTATAGAAAAAAGCAATCCGCCTCGCCATCGTCCACCACCACCTCGGCCCTCTCACAGCATCACTTGTGCCCCCCCTTTCGCGTAAACTCTTTTTAATCTTTCTCATCATAATCTCCTTATTCTTAGCCTTAGCCTCAGCCTTCTCCTCAGCCTCAGCCTTCTCCTCAGCTTCAGCCTCAAAAAAGCTCCCCCCAACTGAAATACCCGTCATCCTCTCCCTCTTCCTCCTCCGCCATCACCACCCCCTTGCCAAAAACAGCTTCGGCACCCAACCTTCTAGTTCGCCGTCGATCTTGCTCATCCTCACTTCTTCCAATGCGCTCGAAAGAAACCACGTCCGCCTGCATAACACCATCGTCATACGCCTCGATCATTGCAGCCAACACGTCAATCGGGTGCCGAAACTTATCATCAACTTGCTCCCGCTGCCCCTTCTCGTCTTTAGCTCGCGCGCTGGTCGGGTCCAAAAACCTGTGCCTCTTCAGCGCCTTGTTCATGTTTGGACAATTCTTCGAAATCCGAATCCTGTCCTGGTCAATCCACGTCCGTATCTTCTTGTTATGCGCTGTCGTCGAGCTTCCGTCCCAATCCTCATAAACCAACCCGGCCTGGTACAGCATCTCCTTCACCGTCAATTTATTGCCGAATTTCGTCGTCTGCCCAAACTTCTTATCCAACAATCGCCGCGCCGGCTCCACATCCTCGATTCCCCTGTAAACCTCCGTCAAAGCATATTCATCCGTCCATGGATTCCCATGATATTCCCAAAAATCTTCACTGGGATGTTCCCTGTAAATATACAATCGCTCATCTTCGCCCATATACCCCCAAGCGCTATACGCCGGGATTTTGTCATGCGGATCCGTCGCCATCATCACCATCGCGTTGTCTGGAGAATCGCTCGCCATCTCTACAAAAAATTTAGCCTCATCATAATTCTTGAACACCCTCCCGCTCAAGCTCAAAGGCCTGCCCGTCTTCCTCGCCTCCCGGTATTCACTGTCCTGCGCCGCCAACATCTCATCGATCTTATCGTCAGGTAAAAAGCCCCCCTTGCTCTGCGCATTATCGTACGTATTCATCTCCACCACCTTGAACCGTGGATTGTTTGCATCCAAAATAAGATCAACAACCCACCCACAGCCAAGCGTCGTCGCAGTTAAAAATAACACACCCCCCTTCTTGAATCGCCCCAAACATGCCGTGAAAATATCCTCCGTGCTCGGCTCGTTCAGCCACACCCAATTGAGCTCGACCCCTTCCCATTGCTTCTTCGCCTGGTCGTAAGTCATAATATCGAACTCCGACCTGTTTGCGCAATACCACTGGCTCTCGAACGGCCTCATTTTCTTCTCTGTGTTAAAAGAATCGTAATGAAGCATCCTTTTAAGATTCCTCACAACATCCTTCTCCACCAGCTCCTTCTCCGTACCGATTCTCCCCATATTCGGCACAGGACACACCTCCAACAGCGGTCCCCGTTTCCTATCCCACTTGTTAAAAGACCCGTCCACATTCAAAATCGGCTGAACATCCCACGTCTGAATGCAGCCCGTCATCGCCAACTGCACTGCCGTATTCGCCCCGGTAATCGTCTTGCCCGTCCAGTTTCCCCCGGCAAAAAACACCACCTGAAATCGCTGCCCCACATACCACTGAAACTCGGCCTGCTTCGGCAGCGGATCAAAAAACTGCCAGGGATCCCGCTCCTTAAGCCGCTGGTAATCCTCCATCAACTGCAGCATCTCTTTTTTTATCACTTCAATTGCCATGATCTTGCCGTTCTAACCATTTTAAAAAATCTTTTGGCTCCGTAGAAAATGACGGTTTCGCATGTCTCTGCACAATATCCATTACTTCCGCTTGAGAATAACAGGATTTGCCTATTTTAGGAGAATTAATAACTTCGTTCAATACCCCAAAAATTGCATCACGATTAGCGTAATATTTGCCGAATTGAACTCCTACGATAAACGTAATAATGATAACGATTAAAAATGCCACAAATCTTAATATTTTCCATATCATTTTATTATCTCCCTTTCTTAAAACGCCATATTCTCTTGAACATGCTTTTCTGCACTATCCCCCACCATGCCTCTCTCCGCATCGATATACATCTTCTTTTGCGCCAATCCCTCCTCCCTCATCTTCATGTGGTAAATAAAATATTCATGCGCATCGGTATCGTTCTTTTTGCTGCCGTTTGCCTGAGCATCCTTCCATGGCCAATAGACCATTGTCACACAATCCGCATTTTGCTTTATGCTGCGGCTGCCAAATAAATTCTCCAGCGTCGGCGGTTTTAATGTGCGGATTTCCGCAGGCGTGCGCGTTACCTGGCTCAAAGCTACCAGCGCCACATCATAGCTCATAGCCATTCTCTTTATCCCAACAACCCCCATGTGAAACGTCCAAAAAGAATCCCCTTTCGGAAAATCCATATTCTGAATATTATCAATCACCACCACGTCCGGCTCATGCCTCAAAATCTTTTCTCTCATCATAGGAATTTCCGTAACGTCGTCATAAACCACAAAGGGCAATTCGCTTACAATTTCAGTCGCTTTACTGATTTTCTGCCAATGCTCCTCATTCAAAATTCCCTTGCGGATACGCCATGTTTCTATATTGGCCTTGATCGCCACCAAATGTCGTATCAATCGCTCCTTGCCAATCTCCCCGTCGAACCACAACACCTTTTTCCCGAGCTCCAGCGGTTTCAGCACCAAATTCAGCGTCAGCGTGGTCTTAAAATGCCCACTATCTCCCGCAATAACATGCATCTCCTTCCTGAATAACCCTCCCCAAACCGAATCAAAAGTCTTGAATCCGGTTGGTATTTCAATCCCCTGCTTTTGCCTCTCCTCCAATTCCTCTATCGCTTTTGTCACCAAATCATACTGCGAATAATCACTTGCCCCAGCGTAAATCTTTTGAATATCGTCATGCAATTGATTGACAACCGCTGCGTTTCCTTTACCGTTTAATCCCGCCTTTGCCGCATCCAGCGCCCGAATCATCTCCCGCGTCCTGCGCCCATCCTTCAAAGATTCAACGTAAAATTTGAAATTCACCCCGCTCGGTGTGCAATCCGTACATTCAATAAAATCAAGTAACTTTAACCCATATTCATCCACCTCACCGGTCCTCGCTTGGTGATCCAATTTATTATTCAAACACTGCGAGATCAGCACCAAATCAATTTGGCCGTCATTCACAGTGGCTACCTCATTTAAAATATCGAACATCATCTTTGCTTTACCACTTTGAAAATCTTCTCTTTCCAGGGCATCAACCCTGATATTTTGCTCCTCATAATGCCCTGCCAGGCAGCCAATAATCGCCTTCTCCATCTCATTCAATTTTCTCTCCCGCTCATCTCATCGGTAATAAAATTCCGGTAATCACAGGTATAACCGCTATCGTAACCTCCCTTATTCGCGCCGGGGGAATTACCAACACTCGTCTTTTTCAGAGAAGCAATCAGATACGCTTTGGCGCCCTTCGCGTCCTTAAACGACGGCTGGTTCTCAGCAATCTGCTCGATTTTAGCCACCGTCAATACAAACCCATGCCGTTTGAGCATCATCGCACATAACTTCGGATCTCCCTTCTCCAATTTATCGATTCCCCTCAATCGACGGTTTACACACGAGACATCAGTTTGCCAATCCGTCATCCCCCTTTTATTCAAATCGCCCTCCGATGGTACATCGGAATATATATTATTATATATAATATTGTTTGTTGCGCCTTTTCGGCGCAAATCTCCGCACATTTTCGGCGCACTCTCGTTGTAAAGATCATAATTTATTATTGTTATGACGCGCGCCTTTTCGGCGTAAACTAGCGCGCAAATTCGGCGCTCTTTTTCCCAAATTTTGACCTGTTTTTCCAATGTTGAATGATGCCAACCCCACCTTTGGGCAAGTTTGTAATAGGATGTGAGATGCTGTCCCCTTTTAATCATAATCTTTGCACCTTCAAATTCAATCTCATTATCTTGGCTATTCGCCAATAAAATCAGATCGAGCCAGGCGCGGGCCTTGTCAAATGGTTTTTCTAACCACTCAGCGCATTTGAAAATTTTCCGCCAAATTTTGACGTATCCTTCCATCAAATTCTCCCTTTACTTTGTTGGTAATCATAAGGATAATCTTTTTCCGGCAATTCAATCTCACCCAGAGCATCCTTGACCATGAGTTCTTTCATCTTTTTCCAGGGGGATAAATTCACGCTATTTGGTTTTGTAAATACCCTCCTTACAGAAGCAGAAGTACAAAGAGGGCACTCCAATTTTTTTTGTGAAATTTCATCCTGGCTGCGAAAAAATTCTTCGAAAATTTTTTTACATACCTGGCATTGGTACTCAAAAATCGGCATCGTCAAGTAACCCTTTCCTCAGTAACCCTTTTCAAATGACAAACACAAAGCATCGTCAACCGGTTTTATAAAATGGTAGTGAACGCAACAAATTTTGGGGCGCCGGGTCTCAGTAACCCTTCCTGGCAGCCCAAAATCATGGTGTGCCGAATATACTATTCGGCTTTTCGGCTTACATCTATTTGATTTTATTGAACTCATTTTTTCGATGTGCCAATTCTGTGACACAGGTCTGTTTCAATTCGTTGTTTCTGTGTCATTTACCTGCACCTCAGCTGCCCTCTCACCAGGCACATACAATGAGGATAACGGGTTTTGTGTTGCTCCGTTTCCTCCTTTTGCCTCCTCTACCAGTCTCATGAAGTCAAACTCAAGTTGAGCTCTGGTGCGATTCGAGGGTTCTTGCGGTGCTCTGCTCATGTTTGGCACAAGTTTCTCAATCAAGATTGCCAGGATGCGATTGTCCTTTTTGGCTCTTTGAATCGCCAACTTCATGAGCTCTGGGGCCGCCTCGAGGTATATTCTTTCCACCTCAGCTCGCTGCTCCTCGATGGCGATAGCCACTACTGCTTTGGCCTCTTGTGCTGGCGCCTCATGCTTCGGCGTGCTGCCATCCAAACACTTGCCGCTTGGGTTGCCGGACACACCCGGCAGCCACTTTCCTCCTTCTCTTTCCTTCATTCCTTCTCTTTTGAAAAATTGTTTGAGCACAAAATATTAAACTTACAAAACCGCTCAAAAAAAAGACTTGACATCATGACTATCATTATGTATATTATGTCAGCAATCAATTAACTCAACTCACTCACAAACAAAAGAGGTGCGAAATGAGTAACTATTATCGAGCGGTCGTATTAGACCAAAATAATTGGAGTCCAACATCTGGACATCACTGCGAATTGCATTGTTGTGGACATCGGCATCGTACGTTACAAGCAGCTTGGGATTGCCTGTTTAGGCAGCCACATACAATTGACTGGCAGATCAATAGCCATGTCGTTGATCAAGACGATAACACAAGACACACGTCTTGTTGCGATGGGAGATACAATTAGTCAGATAACTCAACTCACTCACCACTCACAAAAAAAAGAGGCGCAAACTGGGAAACGCCCAGAGGCGGCAGCCAGGGCGGCGTAAATTTCACCACGTTGCTGCAAAGAGAAATAAACGGTAGCAGGTCACAGCAGCGTGAAAATAGGGGCAAACTTACTAGGAGCCTATTATGAAACTCTGTGATGCCTGTGGCTCGCCCAAAGCCTACGTCAGTATTGGCGGCGCATCTATCTGCAAAGACTGCGATTATCTAGTCCGCACCGAGATGGATAAACTCCGCACCGAGGGCAAAAGTGTGAATGTACTACACATTGCCAAACGCCTCTTCCACGAGGCCAACGATGCCGGCAATTATCTCCTACGAGATATCCCGCAGACCGTCTGGGACCGAGCCAAACACCGCGCAATCGATGAGAGTATCTCGTTGCGCGACTTGATCCTCAAGGCGATATATCTCTACCTTGATACACCTGCATCGAAGTAATTTCAACTTCGCCTGAAATGCGAGGGCGCAAAACTTTTCGCTCTCGCATTTTTTTTATCCAATTTTGTTGTCAAAGAACATATTTTAACATCCCAGGAATGACAGCACGATTTTCAGTTTTCTGAAATCATTGGCAGCCATTCAGGGATGAGAGGTCGCAATTCTCGTTTTTCATTCTCCACAATCTCCTGGATCTCCCGCCTGCGAATCTTGCTCTCAAACTCGTCAAGCGTGCCCACCAAATTCCACGTTTTCGACACCCGGTTGCGGGCAAACACAATCCCGCACCGTTGACATATTTTAAAATCCCGCTGCAATTCTTTGATGCGGAATTCCGCCTCGGCTCCGGCATGGCTGCACCGCGCCGTGCGCTGAAAAATCCCATTCACTCTCATCCTCATCTCCCATGTAAAATTTCATCCACCACTTCCCGTCGACTGGCAATTCGACGGGCCATCATAAAACGATCCAAATCATGACGCCAGAAGCGGATACCCGGCCTTTTCGTGCCTTCACCAATTTCAAGATATGGCACAAGGCCGCTCTGTTTCCACTTGTAAAGCGTCCAGCGATTGACAGCGCAATACCGCGCCGCCTCTGACGTCGTAAAATACTCTTGCTCCACCAGGCTACTCCAAACAAAAAAGGCACAGCAGCGCCTCATGGCGCTCCTGTGCCTTTTATTTTCTCTGTAAAATTTTTCGTTTCACACATCAGCACGCGACACCTTCTCGTTCTTGATGTAGTCGCTGCCTCACCCATCAGCCCTGCGCGGCTGATCTGTTGCCTGACTGTACTGTTAAAAATGGAGCGGAAGTA